AAGCTGCCTAAGAACAGATGGGAAAAGCTGGTCAACATCTGGTGCGGCGGCTTCTGCATGGACGTCGTGGAGTACACTGAAAAGACGTGGGATCAACCAAATGCAGTTGATCTTCGGATGGACTTCATTGCCGAGCACATCAAAAAGGACAAATGTATCGACTGCTCTCTGGCCAGTGAAGTCAAGCAAATTGAGAGCGACATTGCCGGCAGTTTGGGGCCTGAGGCTACAGAGGTCTTCGAGAAGGGTGGAGACATTCTGCAGTTCCCCGGTGCAGACAAGCTGCGCAAAGATAAGATCAACGAGTTCCTTCAAACACTGTCTCCGGAGGGAGTGAAGGCCTTCTACAAGTGGGTGGACATTGTGAATAGCAGGCCGCCACTCGAGAACACGTATCCTGGCACTGTTCCTTTCAGGATTCCAAGTGTCCCTGGAGAAACCAACAATACAACCTTCCTCAAAGGAAGAGAACTGATCGTTGAATTGTACCTCACAGCCATGGCGACGTTCAGAAAGGCGTCGACGGCTCATGACCTGGACGAAAGAGCCAGACAGAGCGCCAGCCTCAATTGGGCACTGATCAACCAGTCCCGTATCTTCGAAGTACCAGTTGGTTTGTACACGGCTCTCTACCACTTGGCAGATCGGCTGACCACGAAGAACTGTGGCTGGGACTACAACGGTCCTATGGTAAACGACAATGAACATGCTGCGAAGTACTTCAAAACGATCATAGAAACTGCTCGCACTGTGTGGCCCGAGAAGTTCCCGTTTGATGCTCTGTACCTGGCTATTGATCCTCCAATCGAGATGTCAGAACTACAAAGGATGACTTACGGCATCAAGAAACTGGATGAATCAGGATCAGCTTGGCTTTGTGCTTTCATCGTCACTTCCAGTGGAGCCGTAGTCACGCTGGCCAATGTCGTTCACGGCAAACATGGAGAGCATGCCAGCGTGGTACCGTTCCTCGAACGTGACTCTGGCCGGTGGACCATCCCCGCCTCGCTGTCACCTTGGGTGGTGACTTGGATCATTGAATGGATCAATGATCACCAAGTGACCATCGAAGAACGAACCAAGTCTTTCAGCTACCGCAATCGGTACAAGAAGACCGCCAAGAAGATGAGACTGCAGCACATCCCTGCTCCCTACTACACGATCACCATGCATGAGGAGCTGCTCCGGGACAAGGAACACACTGCCTTGTCGGCTCCTCGCCGCCACTGGGAGCTGCAGTACCGGCATGACGTGAGAGGCTGCACCAACTGTCGGATCATGCGTGGCCCGCTACCCCTTGACCCCAAGCTAGAGAAGCAGCTACGCCGGGACAAGCGACGACAGATCTTCACTGATAGTCTTCCCGATCCTGAGACTGCCAAGGAGCTGGCTAAGCGAGGTGTGGCTCCGAAACATCGCGATGAGTGGTTGTCTGTGCTCCTGTTCTGGCGTAAGGATCATGTCAAGGGGCCCAAGGACGCACCGTTCATTCCGGCGGTACGCCGCTCCACTAGACGTAGGAAAAACGCTGCATGACTGACACGAAGGACAACATGCCCATGCTGACACATCACGCCATGGGCTTTGAGAAACCGAAGAAACCACTCGATCTTGAAGACGAGGAGGAAGTCCCCAGACCAGAACCGATGCCTGTGACCATCGATCCGTTCATAGAGGAGATTGCCAAGATCAAGCATTCCCAGAGCCCAGCTGTCAGGGACACCATCGAACGGGCTCCGTGCTTCGGAAGGAACTGGTACATCGACCACGCTCTGACAGCTGGTGAAGACCTGGACGAAGGAGGTATCTGCGATCAGTGGGACTGCGACCTCAGGTCATTGTGCGAGCTGGTCTACACCAGGTCCACCGGAAAGGAGATCGAACAGCAGAAGAACGATGACCCAGTGTCCTACCAAGACACCCAGGAGATTCCTCCTCAAGGCAAGAGCAAGAAAAAGATCAAACCGAAGATCAGGAAGTACACCCGCTTCCCTTACGTGGACCAAGGAAGGCCGATCGACAAGATGGCAACCTTGATCTGGGAACTGCTTGGAGGTCCACCCTCACTACCTGATTCCTGGATGTTCCCTTCGGTAAAAACCAAACAAGATCTAGATCTTGCGCCACATCAATTTAGGGATCGCTTTGGTCCTGGGATCATGGTATCAAGGCGAACGAACTACCACCAGTTCTTCAAGGAAGGATCACACTTTCTGCGCCTGTGGATGACAGCGCCTGGCGGCGGATGGATGGACATCAGCGGAAGTCTTGCAAAGGTGATCTTGAAGATCGCCACCGATCTGAAGTTGGAGCATCCTCCACAGAAGATGCTTCGCAAGCGCTACAGGTTCTACCCCTACAGGACATTCATCCACCGAAAGGCACACCTAAACCGGTTGGCCGAGGTCTTCGAGCACCTCGGGATAGTTCCCATGGCGGACCAGAAACAACAGGAGAATGAAAATGAAGATCAAGGGGTTTAACGCACGTGAACAGAAGTGCTTCGACGTCCTGAGTGACGGCGAGCTGCACAACATCGCTGAGATGAAGAAGAAGTTCACCTCTGCGGCCACCGAGCTGTGCAAGGAGACCTACGAGAAGGGGTGGGGAGACGCCGAAGTCGATGCCGTAGCGCAGAGCATGGTTCGGAACAGCCTCCGCCGGCTGATCCGTGACGGCTGGACCGAGAAGTCGGCCTACGGAACCTACAAACTGACCACCAACGGAAAGCGGTGGGTCAAGGACGGAAAGGAGGCCACCAAGTCCTTCGGTGTCAAGCGTGGACGCAAGCCGATGACGGACGAGGAGAAGGAATCCGCCCGGAAGAAGCGGGAGAAGGAAGCCAAGGAGGGCGGCGGCAAGAAGAAGGCGGCCACAAAGACGAAGGCCAAGGCAGCCAAGCCGGCTGGCAAGAAGGTCAAAGCGAAGCCTGCGGTCAAGGCGAAGCCGGCCTCCAAGGCGAAGAAGAAGGTGGTTGACGGCAGCAAGAAGGTTGGCACCAAGAAGGCTGTCAAGAAAGCCGAGATGAAGAAGAACAACGGGGTGGCCAAGAAGAAGGCGGAGGAGGCCAAGAAGAGAGTGGCCAAGCAGGTCTCCAAGGACAAGGCCGAGGAGGTCAAGCAGAAGGTCAAGGATCAAGAGCCTGAGACCTCCGCCAACTGATCGGGGAGCCCGCCGTGAACAAAGAACAGGTACTGTTCTACTTGAAGCGCATGCTCAAGGACTACGAACCCGACGCGATCGATCATGAAGAGATGGCGGAGCAAGGATTCTCGTACGAAGAGAGGCAGCGTCGGATCAAACTTCATGAGAAAGAAAACCCAGAGGCTGCAGCTCTGCATGCAGCCATCGAGGTGGTGGACAAGTTCTACCACGTGCAATTCTGAAGGAGATCGATCCCATGGACGGGACAGCTGTAACCGAGAAGCCGAGCATCTCCCCCTACACCGTGGTCCGCACCATCAAGGAGACCTCTTCAGGTCCGGAAGATGACCCCACAAGCAGGGTCACAATTCTGGTTCAAAGGAAGCGTCGTGACGATGGCAAGATGAGTCGAGAGTTCGTCTCCATCAAGTGTGAGCTGGGGCGCAAGGTGTTTTTCTTCTCGGTGAAGGCTGCGACAGACCTTGTGATCACCCTCGGTCAGGTGCTAGACGAGGCAAGAACTGAGGACAATCGCATGCGAGAGGAGTTCGAAGCTCGCCGGACCAAGGAGAAGGAAGACTGGGAGCGCCAGATTTCCGAGGGTGCAGCAGCAAAGAACGGAGGAACCCGCAAGACTGGGAAGACCGAGCGGGACAAGAAGAAGGACAGCTACAAGCCGTACGACAAGCGAAAGTCTGAGAAGTCTGAACGTGATCGAGAGATTCGATCCAACATGCAGAAGAACAGATAGGAGAGTTCCATGGCCACCAAGAAGAAGGCGGACAAGAAGGTTGAAGCTCCCAAGAAGGAGAAGACCAAGGCGGAGATCATCGAGGATGAGATCTACGACCTCGACGAGGAGCAGAACAATCTGCCCAGCTTCGACGACTTCTACTTCGACTGCGAAACCATCGAAAATATCAATTCGATGATCAAGTCAGTTCCCAAGGAACACAAGCTGTACAAGACGGGAATCGACACGACAGCGTTCGTCCAGAAGGCCAAAGCTCTTCTGGATGAGATCAACAATATCGACAAGAAGATTCTGGTGCAGGACAAGGCCAGCAACAACCAGTACAAAGCTCTTCAGAAGAAGATCGACTCCAAGAAGAAGCTACTGCAGAAGGAGCGAGGAAAGTCTGTTGTTATGTCATCTTCGTCGTCCTTCACCCACTAGCAGGAGGGGTCCATGCCGTTCGTCGTCGACGTCCAATGTGTCTGTGGACACGTCCGTACCGTCTGGTTCAAAAGCAGTGAAGCAGACCCTGATGCCGACGACGCGGCATGTCCCAAATGCGGCAGCGAGAAATTCGAGCGTCTCGTCGGCAAAGTGGCCTACCACAGGAGCAACAATCCTGAGGTTCGTTCAGCCATGCTCAAGAAACGAAGCGAAGACCACTCCAGAGCCCATCACAAGGATAACGTGGAGCGGGTCAAAAACTACGCTAGAAAGCGCGGAGTGGACCTGTGAGCGTGGACTACGACCGTAAGAAGTGCGAAGAATTCGTTCAACGAGTCCTCTTCCAAGGAGATCAGTTCTTCGTACGATTCTGGATGCACGCCAACGGTATGGTAGATGGTGTACCTCTATATCAACTGGATGCCATCTACGTTGAGTGGTACAACATGAGCCTGTGGAACAAGCAGGCTGTGCTCTTCCTGATGATTCCACCTTTATGTCGAATGGCCTCTGATAAGGCTCAAGAAGCCTGTGGCCTGGCAAGACAACAGGAGCCTCTGTGATCCAACCCATAGGAAAAAACAACCCCCTCCAAGCCAAGACCTGGAAAGGTGTGGCTGGAGGGGTGTATACATTGATCAACACGCTACCACTGTGGCATCACCTTCGAGATCAATTGATGATCCGAAATCAGGTAGCGTGTGACACTGAAACAAGCGGCCTCACCTTTGTGGGAAACCACATCGTCGGTATGAGCTTCAGTTGGGGTGCGGAGAACAGCTACTACACCCCCATCCGGCATGAGACGGGTGAGAAGCAACTCAAGATGGAGGACATCATCGATGACCTGCGGGCCATCTTTGAACGAGAAGACCTTACCACCATCTGGTTCAACGCCAAATTTGATCTCCACTTCTACCTGAACGAAGGGATCACTCCTCGAGGCATCGTTCACGATGTTCTCATTCAGCACAAGCTTCTCAGAGAGACAGGTTCTGCTGAGCTGAAGGAGCTAGCCAAGCAGGAGATTGATCCAAATTCGGACATGTGGGAGGTCGCCATAGACGACTTTCGCACCAAGAAAGGCAGAGAGAAGCTCCCTTCCCCAACGGCTGCCAACCCAAAGCGCATGTTGATGAGGAAGAAGGCCAACGTCCACTACGGCATGATTCCGATCAACCTGATGACCCCCTACGCTGCCTCAGATACTCACTACACCTGGGCACTCTGGAAGAAGAAGATGCCTCTGGTGGCGGAGAATTCTGAGCTGAGGCAGCTCTACCTGATGGAAAGCCAGCTCCTCTGGGTACTTCTCGAGATGGAACACAAGGGGGTGTACATAAGTCGTCCGTACTTGGAGAAAGCAGGTCCGGACCTCGAGACGGAAGCAGCCAAACATGAAGAGTCTGCATACCAGAAGCTTGGTCAGCGGATCAATCTGGCCTCCAACGACGAGCTGGCCAAGGCTCTACAGAAGCTGAAAATCCCCCTCACCAAGAAGACGGACAAGGGAAAGATCTCTCTCGATGTCGAGGTGATGGAGCGGCTGGCCACCAAGTATGAAGTCTGTGAGGACATCCTGGGGTTCCGTCAGACCAAGAAGCTGAAGTCGACCTACGTCGACAACATCCTCTCGAAACTTGATCCTGATGACTACCTGCATTGCACCTACAATCAGAACGTAACCACAGGCCGCATGTCGAGCCAAGGTCCCAACCTGCAGAACATCCCAGCGAAGACCAAGACGATCCGAAAGGCATTTGTATGCCCCGATGGGTACCTGATGGTCTTCATCGACTACTCTCAGGTCGAAGTAAGGATGACTGCTCACTACAGTGAGGACCAGATTCTGCTGGATTGCTACAACGTCACGCACCGAGATGTCCACACCAACACCCTCTGTGAGGTCTTCGGCTACGAGTATGACGAGGCTCTACAGATTCTGGATGACAACAGCCACCCAACCCATGAAGAACTGTCCCTGCTTCGGAAGGTAGCCAAGACGACCAACTTCCTCGTCATCTACGGTGGCGGGGCTGAGAACCTGAGGGCTAAGATATCCTCACCCAAGAGACAGTACTCCAAAGAGCAGTGCCAGAAGTTCATCGATCAGTACTTCGCCAAGCTCCGGCAGCTGAAGAAGTGGATCAATCGTACCTCAGCCCAGGTCTTGCAGGACAAGTACGTCCAGAACTACTTCGGTCGCTACCGCCGGTTCCCGGAGTTGGATGGAAAGTTCCTTCAGGAGTGGGAGCGCAAGCACTGCCAGCGTCAAGCTGTCAACTTCCTCATCCAGGGAACCTGTGCAGACCTTTTCAAAGTCGCCATGGTCAGGGTGGGTGACATCCTGCGTGGTATGAGATCTCGCCTGGTCATGACGATCCACGACGAGCTGGTGTTCTACATCCACAAAGACGAGCTGGCTGTCCTGAACCCCATCGTAAAGACCATGGAAGATTGGCACTTCAAAGTCCCCATCATCGCCGAGGTCTCTTACGCCCAAGATTCCTGGGCAGGAAAAAAAGCACTTCATCTTTCGTAAAACCCACCCGACCTCCGGTGTATAAAGAAGAAAGGGGTCGTGATGGACAAAGATTTCGACAAGCTGGCCACTCCGCTGAACGTCAACAACAAGGACTGGGGAAACCCGATCGAGGACGATGTCCGCATCGATCAGGGCAACCTCGACCAGGAGTTCCTCAGTCAACCTGAGAAATATGCCTGGTGGGCCTTTCTGACAGAGCACGCCAAGGCTCAGGTAAACGAGGTCAAGAACGAGATGGACCAGCTTTATGCCAGGCTGGACCACAAGGTTCGGGCCAAGGCGCAGATGGCTGCGGTGGATGCCAAGACCAATAAGTCATCTCCGATCAAGTATACCGAGAAGATGGTGGAGAATGAGGTCATCACCAGCAAGGAATACCAGGAGGTGATGACCCGCTACAATCATGCTAAGAAGCAGGCAGGCCTCACCGCTGCTGGCATGAATGCCATGCTGCAACGTCGGGACATGCTTCTTCAGCTGGGGGCCAACTACCGGACTGAGGGTCAGGCTGACCCAATCATCCTACGTGAGGCAGCCAGGGAGAAGGCTGCCAACTATGCTGCAGAGCGTGACAAACGCAAAGCAGATCGGGATGCCAAGATCAAAGCTGCCAACAAAGCTCAGGCTGAGTCCGAGGAGGAAGCCACCGTTCGCAAGCCTCCGATGAGGAAACCATGAAAAAAGTAACCAAGAAGATCAAGGCTGCGGCCTCGGACCTGATGCCTGAGTGCGAGCGCCAGAGCACGTTGGTAGTAGCCCATGCTGAGGCACTTCAGCCTATCCTGGACGGTCTTCCTCCTGGCATGGTGTTGGAACTGAGAGAAACTGTCCGCAATCTCGAGGCCAAGCTAGGGAAGATGGTGAGGAAGATGGTGGCTGAGAGGAAGCTGAAGATCACCAACTGCTTCACCTGCGATGGGACGGGGCAGATGTGCAACATCTGCGGGGAGAGCGAAGCCGCCTGTCAGTGCCCGGAGAACGATCTCAGCACGTGTGAGGACTGTGATGGCCGCTGTCAGGTTGAAGTTCTTGCACGAGGAGTACCTTGCGCGAGGAGTGGACCGCACTCTACCCGGATAAGAATCTTTCAACTAGATCTGCCGCGAGCAGGTTCAACTAAAGGAGATCGATAATGGCCTTGAAAGCAGATGTCAGCAAAGCACAAAAGAAAGCGGCAGAGGAGGCTGCACGAGCAGCCAGCTTCGGCACTTTCGGCACCCTGAAGTGGTGGAAGCCCAAGAAGGGCAAGAACCGCCTCCGGGTGATGCCCCCCTGGACCGGAGAAGGTACCAACGCCTACCAGTGGTGGCGTGAGGTGTGGGTCCACTGGGGAGTCGGTACCGATGACGACAACAAACAGAGCGTGGCCTGCCCCCGCAAGACCCCGCCGGGAGATCAGCCGTGCCCGATCTGCGATGAGGTGGATCGTCTTCGCAAATCCGGTGATCCGGCAGATCTCGAGCTGGCCAAGCAGATCAAGGCCAAGATGCGGGTGTACGCCAACATTATCGACCTCAAGGACCCATCGTGGACCGAGGAGGATATCGAGGAGCTGACGGCTGCGGGCGTGGAGGAGAACAACCTGCCAGAGGTCGGTGGCCCCAAGATCCAGGTCTTCAGCTTCGGATCGACCATCTTCAAGGATCTGCTCGACTACTACACGGACGTCATCGACATCACCGATCTCGATGAGGGTCACAACGTCCTTCTCACCCGTGAGGGTGATGGGATCAACACCGACTACCGTGTTCGCATCGAACAGGATGCCAGCAAGGCTCCGGTTCCGGATGACGAGCCCAAACTCCACAACCTCGACAACATCATGATCGTGAAGACCGAGTCCGAGCTGAAGGCGATCTTGGAGGGTGTCGACCCGGAGGAGGTAAAGAAACTCGCAGCAACCCAGTCCAAGAACAAGGACAAGCAGAAGAAGCTGGCTGCCGCCAAGAAGGCCCAGGACGAGTCCGAGGAAGGCGAAGGCGAGGAGGAAGCCGCAGCAAAGGAAGAGGCTGCCGAGGAGGAGGCTGCCGAGGAGGAGGCTGCCGAGGAGGAGGAAGAAAAGCCTGCTCCCAAGTCCAAGCCCGCTGCCAAGGCTCCGCCGGGCAAGAAGCCTGCTCCCAAAGAGGAGGAAGAGGCGTGGCCTCCCGTCGACGACGACGGCTACCTCGACTTCGAAAAGCTGACCGACGACCAGATCGAGGACAAACAGAACATCGCAGTCCAGGATGCCAACGGCACTGCCATCTATGTCCAGTGCTTTGGCGCAGCGCGTCAGAGAGACGAAGACGATGCCAACTGCGCCGAGCAGTGCCCACTGTTCAAGCGCTGTGGTGCTCGTATCGCGGCCCTGGACGCTGCTGAGGCGGCTGCCAAGGCCAAGAAGACTTCTGGCAAGCCGGTACCTGGAAAGCCAACTCCTGGGAAGCCTGGGAAGCTTCCGTTGCCTGCTCCTGGGAAGCCCACGCCAGGCAAGAAGGCTGCCCCTAAGGAGGAGTCGGAAGTCGATGAGCTGGAAGCCTCCATGCGGGGCGCCATCAAGGGTCGAAAGTAGCAGTCCTAGCAGGAGCGTTCCCCCCACGTGACCTGCTGTTACTGTGACGGGGGGAGCGGGAGGTTGATCTTCTCGCTCCCCCCGTTTTTAATGAAAGGAGATCACCATGAAACAGTACACTTCCCGCTGGGGCCGGTTCAAGATCACGGGCCCGCTCTTCGAGACCATTCGGCACGGTGGCCCAGACACTGAAGCCTTCAAGAGCGTCATGGCTCTGATGAGCCAGATCTTCATCGTAGAGGCCAGGCACCACCCCTTCGAGGATTCCGTTGAGTACATGGGGATCAGCCCACTATTCGATGAGGTGAAAGAGGGTGAGGTCGCCCCCGAGTACATGCTCGAGGGAGTTAGCTCTGTCGAAGAGCTTCCGGATGGAAGCCACAGCTACAAGTACGAGGTGAAGTCCTTCAAGAGGATCAAGGGCTGTCCACGCTGCGGAAGTATGACTCACCCTTGGACCTAGGTGTGCTGTGGCTAGCGGATCTCACAGGCTCTTCTTCGTCATGTTGTTCAACAAGTCCGACGACCGAGACGACAACATGCTCAAGATTCGTACAACCACCAAACCAAAGGCCGAGAGGATAGCTGCAGAATACGTGAAGGCAGGGGGAGTGAGTCGTGGAAGAAAGATCAAAGTTCCTAACAACGGGACCATTTGTCCACGGTTTTCTGCAAGGGTTAAAGGACGCTGGGTTGATAGTGGACTACACGCTCACCGACCCAGGCCATGCTGTGGTCAAAGTGAAGTACCCCATTTCCTACCTTCAGATCGAATTGGTGCAAAAGAAGTGCGAGTGTGGGTGTTGTGACTCTCCAGACTACGGAGCCTGCCAACGCTTCGAACTGGGAGGCAACGGTAGGTGTGCTCACTGTGATCATGCTCATCCTTGCCACAATCTGAAAGGTTGATCATGGACCCTAAGACCTACGTCGAAGGTGTGCTCAAGAATGAGTCGAAGAATCTTCCGGCCATTGCCTCTCGTCTGATTGACGACGGAGGTAGCAACATCCGGCTGCTCCATGCCGCCATGGGGATGGCCACCGAGGCCGGAGAATTCTTGGACGCTATCAAGAAGCACGTCTTCTACGGAAAGCCACTCGACAGAACCAACCTCATCGAAGAGCTGGGAGACATGTTCTGGTACCTTGGGGTGGCCTCGGACGTCCTGGGTGTCTCCTTCGAAGAGATCATGCAGATCAACCACAACAAGCTCTTCACCCGCTACAGCAAGGGCTTCAGCAGCGAGGAAGCCAACAACCGAGACCTTGTCAAAGAGCGAGCCATCCTGGAAGAGAAAGGCTAGACCATGCCCACCAAGAGCCCTCCCGGCAAGAAGCCGCCGATCAAGACACCTGCACAGAAGACGAGCAACGCAGCTGCAGACCTCGTTGCCCATGCCGTGGAGGGCATGGAGAAGAAATTCGGCAAGGGTGCTGCCATCACCCCCAAGTCAGACACCGTACTCTGCCGGGTCGAGACCTGGGCCAGCTGCCGTAACTTCCTCATCGACCAGGCCATAGCCGGCGGCAATCCAGCGATCCCTGGAGGAATCCCCTTCGGCCGCCTGACGGAGATCGCGGGTCGTAACGGTAGTGGCAAAACGACTCTCCTTGGCCACATCGTAGCCTCCACCCAAAAGATGGGTGGCATAGCCTGCATCAGTGACACGGAACAGGCCCTTGATCTGGGGTACTGGAGCAAGCTTGGGGTGAACCTGGATCACCTGGTGCTGTCCCAATCGGAATGCATCGAAGAGGTGTTCGAGAAAGCCACGTTCCTCATCCATACGATCAAAGATCGTCAGGCGAATGTTCCTGTCCTCATCGGATGGGACTCCCTTGGCGGCACACCAACCAAAGCTCAACTAGAGGCAGACACAGATCAGAACTTCTACGCTGAGGCGGCCAAGGTGGTAGGCAAGAACATGCAGAAGATCACCAATCTCATCGCCAAGGAGAGGATCGCTCTGGTCTTCATCAACCACCTCTACCGGGACATCAATGTAAAGTACGGTGACCCATGGCAGAGCTATGGCGGAGAGAAGGTGCAGTTCTGTGCCTCGCTACGAATCCGTCTGGTACGAGGAGCCCCGATCAAAGAGGGTGGATCGTCTCAGAAAGAGGATGACGACGATAAGGAGGACAAGGACACCATTGGCAACTTCAACAGAGTGCAGATCTTGAAGAACAAGATGGCCCCCGTTCTGCGCACTGTGAAGGTCCCGTGCCTCGGCAACCATGGATTCTGCGAAGACTACTCGATCTACGAAATGGGTCAGAGACTCAAGATCATTGAGAAGAACAAGGCCTGGTCCAAGGTGGAAGTTGACGGAGATGAGATCAACTTTCAAGGATGGTCCGGATTCCAAGAAAAAGTAATGACCCATCTTCGATACTCTGAGCTTGTACAGTTGGTTCGAAAAATGTACAGTCAATCGAAGGTCTTCGAAGGATGATCAAATAGATGGCCTGGCGGACATCCATATATCACAATCGAGGGAGATCATGTCAATTAACGATCCCAATATCCCTGAAAAGGGTTGGTACTTCAAACTAGGTTCAGTTCCCAGGGACTGCAAAATCTGGCACGACGGAAAACAGATCAAGAATGTCACACGGGTGGCTATCGAGGTCAATGCCAAGATGCCACTGCCAGTTGCCCGCATTGACACTGTGGGAAACACTGCTCTCACCTGCGCTCTACCTGATGAGAACGTGCTGGTATCCAATGAACCCTGGCCTCGAGAGGTCTCCAAGCAGTGCAGCCTGCCTGGACTAGAGCCTCCAGAAAGACAACACCCACTCGGACTGACACTGATCTCAATGAAAGAGTTCGTTCAGTGGCTGTTCGTCAACGTCAGAGACTGCATCGACTACGATCTGGTCCTCTTCTTCGGAACACACTCAGAAAAGATCTACGCTGAGGTCACTGACGAGGAAGGAGTAGGGGTATGGTACGCCTACCTCGACTTCCACTTGAGAGACGAATCAGTGATCAGATGGTCCGTGGACGACGGATGGGACTACCCTGTTGAAGATGCCCTTCGCGCTCTGTGGAACATCTCACGCTATGGCCGATGAAGAGAAAAAGACCATCTGGGACATCCCTGGTGTAGGGCAGATGGTGGCAGGGATCAAGACGGAGCTGATGAAAGTCAGCTCAAACGACGTCGTGGTACACATCCAATTCCCTGCCGGAACACCGCCCCAGCGCTCCTCAGCGTTCGCTCAAGCGCTGCGAAAGGAATTCCCACCTCGCATCAGGATGTGCTTCACCACTCCTGGCGTCAAGATCAATGTATCTCGCCCCAAAGAGATCAACCTGACTCTGCAGAACTGCGAATTGAGTATGGACGACGTTCACGGGTACGTGGACAAGGCGTTAGCCGAGGAAGCTGACACAGTGAACATTGTGATCTCCAATATCCAGTGGAAAAAGTAATGACAGACAAACAGTGGATGAAAGAGGCCAATAAGCATTTAGATGATATGGATTATGACACCACTGGCATATGCTCTAGTTGTAACAGAGAAAGAGAATATCTATTTGATATAGATCCTCGTTTCACGACAAGGGAACCAGATGAGTTCTTTTGTTCTCATTGTATTGAGCAAATGATCAAAGGAAAACTACCGTGAAAGTCCTGTTCTTCAGCGACCTACACGCCCACGCCTTCAAGGCATACTCCACAGTTCTTCCACAGCCTGTGGGTAGAAACAGTAGACTGCAGGATGCCATCCTGATTCTTCAAGAGATCAAGTCAATTGCTGATCAGGAGGGTGTTGATGGAATCCTCTTCGGAGGGGACCTTTTCCACATCCGACCCGGCGCGGGAACGATGAAGATACCGACCTTCAACGCCATCTACGATGCGATAGCCCGCCTGAAGATTGGGTGCAGCTTCGTTGGCCTCTTGGTGGGGAATCACGACCAGGGTGACCGGGCTGGCTTGGAGCACAGCATCTACGCTTTCGGATCGATCGTCACGGTAATGGATCGAGCAGGGTGGTTCAAGTTCGAGGCCAATGACAAGGAGCAATACGTCTTCGCACTGCCGGCGCAAGGTAGACATTCCCAGGTAAAAGAGATCATTGACCAGACTATCACTGAGAGCCCTGAACTAGCAGAAAAGGCTATCCTGCTTGGTCACCTGCCAATAGCCGGCGGAGTGGTTGGCTGCAACTTCCACATGTCGGACGAGAATGCCTCCAAACTTGACGATCTGAGACCAGACTACTTCCACCGCATCTTCCTTGGTGACTTCCACAAGCCTCAGACCCTTCAGCCTGGCGTTCAGTACATAGGGGCGACCCACCACCACAACTGGGGAGATGCCGGTCAGAGAAGAGGCTGCTTGATCTGGGATACTGTGACAGATGAGGTGACGTTCCACCACCTGACCTCAGCGCCCAGGTTCGAAAAGGTCTCTGCCGACTCGTGGGTCAAGGACATGCTGGTGAGTCCTCCACCAGGTGCCTTCATTCGGGTCATCCACAGCACATCCTTGTCTGGAGCAACCCGCGACGAGATCACAGGGACCTACCTACAGGCCGGTGCTAGATCAGTGGAGTTTTGGCTGGAGCAAAAGGTCAAGGACACCTCTGTCATCTCCAAGACCAGCGAGTTCCACCCATCAATGGACCAGGAAGAGATGATCGTGACCTTCGTCAAACGGGAGATTCCCGACAACCTGGAAGAGGACATGCTGATCTCCACAGGCCGGGACATCATGAACAAGGCGATGGAGCAATGCGAGTAGGGACGTGTCCGAATTGCGGCAAGAGACCAGGCACCTTGGAGTGGGTTGGTGAAGGTGGAACCTTGGCCTTTGTTCATGGGATGAGCCAGCTCTGGTGCGAGATCTGTTGTCTTAAAACTCAGCTGATCCATTTCAGAGCAATGGCATCCAAGATACCAGAAACGGAGGCGAGACTAGCTGAGCTGCTGAAATCGGAGGAGCCCAATGCCAGCAAGGTTTGAAAACTGCGAAGTGAAGAGAGACTCTGGAAAAGCACTCTTGGTCTACATCGAAGACCTTGAGGAAACCAGGTGGATCCCAAAATCAGTCATACACGATGACAGCGAGGTGTTCGACGACAGCGAAAACAGCTGCGGCACCTTGGTCGTTGAAGACTGGTTCGCTGATAAGGAAGACATGAAATGAGAATCTGTCTTGAGCCTGGAGAGCGCCTGTTCGTGACCATGGACGATGCTGAAGATGACGACGACGGCGTAGTGGTCGAATACGACTTCCAGGACAGCGGAAAGCTCCAAGTGTCAGCCAACTACCCCGACGACAAGAAGCGGGACGGTGTCATCTACTCGGCTACGATCGATGATGGAGATGACGAAGAGAAAGAGGACAAAGAAAAGGATCAGGTAGTCAAAACGATCAGCTGCAGCAGCTGTGGAAACGACTTCAACCTGACCAAGGGAGAAGTCGACTTCATGCAGGGCATCTTCGGCGAAAAGTACCACGAGCCTCTACGATGCAAGAAGTGCCGCATGCTCAGAATGCGGCGCTGTAGAACACCCAAGGACAGCAACAAATGATCTTCGTTCGCACCATCATTGAGAACTTTTTCTCCATCTCAGATCAATTGACTTGGGAGATGGAGAACCAGGGCTTGGTACTGATCTCTGGAGAGAACAACGACAGTCAGGCCGCCGACAGCAATGGCGCCGGAAAGTCAACTCTCTTCGAGGCTCTAGTATGGTGCCTGTGGGGTAAGACCACTCGTGGTCAAATTGGCGACGGTGTGATCAATCGCAAGGCTGAGAAGAACTGCAAAGTGATGGTGTGGGTTCGACACGAGAAGGAACTGTACTACATCAGCCGGCATCGCAAGCACGACACTGATGGAAACAATGTTGTCTTCCACCGACTGGGTCCGCAAAACGAGCCATGTGACCTGACCCAGGGAACCTCCACCCTCACGCAGTCCAAGATTGATGCCTTCCTGGGCATCGACTACGACACGTTCATTCAAGGACCAATGATCCCGCAGGGGCACTTCAAGAAATTCTCCGAAATGAGCGACGGGGAGCAGAAGGCCATCTTCGATCGTGCTCTACAGACTGGTGTCCTTGCTGTGGCTCTGAAAGAGACCAACGATCGGATAGCTGGAGCATCCCAGAAGCTGTCTCACAACAGCTCCTGGCTGGAGAAAACTAAGGCAGAGATCACTACTATTCAAGGTACCATCGAGAAATATCAGATCGAAAGAAGCACATGGGACCGCTCCAAAAGGCAAGCTCTGTGCGAAGTGGCCAAAGAGATCGTGGCCATCGTTGAACAACAGGAAGCTCTGTGGGAGCAGAGTCAGGCCGTCAATTTTGATCAAGCTATCGTATCATCCAAAGCGGAAGCTACTCGTCTGCGGGCAGACAGAGATCGCATGCAGCGAGAGTGGTCTGATTCCAAATCTGAGATCAAGGAATCCCTAGCTGAGGTCAGGGTACAGTGGAAAGATCTTTCAGCCAAGGTTAGGAATTTGCAGAACGAGATTCGGAACATGGAAGAGCTGAAGGATGCCACCTGCCCGACCTGCGGCCAAGAGGTCACCGTCGAGCACGTGGCCACCTGTCTCGAGGAATCAAAGAAGGACCTGATCGAAAAGTCTTCTCAGTCTTCCAAGTTAGCAAAGCAGATCGAAGCCCTGGAAGGAGACCTAGCGGCTAAGGAGAACGCACACAACCAAGTCTGGTCCGACATTCTCTCCCACATCAACACCAGAGAAGCCGTCCACTTGAAGCTGGTTGACGATGCTTCAGCAGCCAAAGCGTGGGTCAATGAACTGGCTGCCCTGCACCGGCAGGAGCACACCCTGAGAGGGTTGTTCAAGAAGAAGCAGGACGAGGTGACTCCGTTCGACGACATGATCGAATACGCTGAAAAAGAGATGCTGCAGAAGCAGAAAGATCTGGCATCCATCCGAGCCACCGTCCGCCGGTACCAGATTGAACTGGAGAATCTACAGTTCTGGCAGTACGGTTTCTCCAACAAGGGGCTCAAGAGCCACATCTTGGCTTCTGTGACTCCGTTCTTGAACGAAAGGGTTGAGCACCACATAAAAGCTCTGGCCGGCGGGGAGCTGAGCGTAGAGTTCAGCACGCAGACCACTCTGAAGTCAGGAGAGACCCGTGAGAAGTTTTCAGTACAGGTCACCAACCTTCGAGGAGCGGATTCTTACGCTGGCAACAGCGGTGGAGAAAAGGGTCGGGCAGATCTCGCGATCAATTTCGTTCTATCTGATCTTATGTCTTCGCGCTCTCGGTGCCCTTACCCTCAACGATTTCTCGATGAACCTTTTGAGAATCTGGATGAATCCGGTATTGAAGCTGTCATGGAACTGCTTTCGGACATGGCAGTGGGTGCAGGGTCCATCTTTGTCATCACACATCTCGATTCAATGAAGGGCCTCTTCTCCAAGACACTGAAGCTGGTCAAGCAAGGCGGACTGACCACTCTAGAGGCGGCATGATCGAACAGATCAAAAAGATGATCGAGGAGTTCGGTATCCGCCTGTGGTGCAGCCGCCAGTGGCTTGCTGACGATAATATCAAGATCTACGTCAGGGTCACCAAGCACTACTTGCCTGACGGAGAGGTGGTCAAGACCATCGACCTGTCCAGCATCGAAGTAGAAGAGGCACACAGAGGAAGAGGGCTGTTCACAAGGAAGCTGGAAGAGATCGAACTTCTAGCCTCGGAGCGAGGATTCACAATATACGTTGAGAGCATACTGAATGAAAGGTTGATCCCGTTCTTTGAAAAGAGAGGGTACCGCCGGGTTGACAACCTTCAGTCAATGTTTTTAAGGCCTGATAAATGATCAACCTTAATCTACCAAATTCTCTTGTAGACAAGAGTCTGGCAGACCTTATCTACCACAAGATGTCAGTAGAGATGGAGAAGATCAAGTGGGACCTCCGCAGCCTGATGGCGGCCCCCATCGTGGTTCAATTAGTTAACGGCATCGTAAGACCCAACTTGGTCCTCCAAGCACATATGAAGTTGACCAATGGGAAGACCCTAGGTTGCAGGGCAGAAATTGACCACATTCGTCTGCTGAGGGATGAAGATCGAGGTCTCCAAGCGATAGCCCTAGAAGCAGAGGCGCTGGCCAGTGAATTGATTGGAGGTATCCTCAAAGAGTACGGTACCTCCATCTCTGATGAACGGAAAAAGATGCACGAGGAGTGGTTGGTCCAAAAAGATCACATGATGGAGAATCACAGCTACTACCCTCTACCAATTATTATTGCTGATCCATCTGTTCCTCCAGACACTATTTTGGCCGTGGATGGGAAAACTGGAGAGGTACTGAAACGTCTAGATCTGAAAGAATCAATTAAGGGTATACTGGAAGAAAGAAAGAAGAACGCCAAATGGAAGATCGAATAGGAGATCATTGTGATAGGATTCAGTGACCCAGAGGACTGGACCCCACCCAAGATGTGGGTGCTCTACATTGCAGGTCCATTCACAGCTGACACTCCGTGGCTGATCGAGAACCACGTCCGGCGGGCAGAGGAGCTGTCCTTGAAGGTATGCGCCCTGGGCGGTGTCGTGGCTCTGTGCCCCCACACGATGTACCGGTTCTTCCACAGGATGGAGACCTCTCAGTACTGGTACGAGGCCACCCTGGAGCTTCTACGTCGCTGTGACGGCATCGTCTTGATTCACGGGTGGGAGCTATCCAAGGGCTCCGTCGAAGAGCACAAGGAGGCCACTAAGCTAGGTCTCAGGGTCTTCCATGAGAACGAACTCGAGCTGATCCGAGAATGGGTCAGCAAGGAAAAGGTGTAACCATGAATGAAAAGAAGTCACCCTTCGAGAAGAAGATGGCCGAGAAGAGAGAACTGAAGGAACAGGAGGGGTACATACAGGAACGGGCCCTAAAGGAGTGGCCCACGATCAAGCATTTCAATCAGGCGCTGAGGTACCTCGAAGTGTTCGCTCAGCTGATGAGGATCAAACCGTTTCTGGCCTGGATGAAGGCTCACATCGAAATCCACGATCAGGTCAACCACAAAGAGAAGTCCATCGACACCATCGTTATGTACAAGGACGGAACAGAATCCGAACCGATAAAAGCTCTTGACCAACCAGAGCCAGATGATCAGAATCTGATGCGCTGCCCAGGTTGTGGAGTTCTGTTTGACGCTAACGTAAGAGCCCCGGTCATTCAACTGGCAACTTCGATCCCAAAAGACTTGCCAAAACCAGAACCAAAGTAGTTCGTTGCCGATTCAACAGGAGGCTTCAATGCCAAAGAAGCAAGAGGGTTCCAAGGTCGATCTGGTTCGAGACTTCTTGAAGAAGAACCCAGGTGGTACCTTCAAGGACTTCGACAAGGAGTTCCCCGAGGTTCTCACCTCATCGTACTTCGCGACGATGAAGAGCCAGCTCAAGAAGAAGGGAGAGCTGGAAGGAAATCCATCCAAGAAGACGAAGGCTTCAGAAAACGGCCAGAGGAGGGTGACCAAGCGCCCTACCGTCCAGTCGTCGCTGCAGGACAAGATCGACGATCAGAAGCATTTCCTGGCCTGGGTCGAGCTGGGCATGGAACACGGATACGTCGACAAGCTGAAAGACCATCTCGAGTAGTCAACAACCTGGAAGGGGTGTCCCTGTGGCCGTGTCCGGATTAGTTTCAATAGGGATCGACAACGGACTGTTAGGAGCCATCGTCGTTATCGACGAGGCCTTCCGCCTGGTGGACTACAGGGACACCCCGACCATCAATCTTGGCAAGAAGGGCAAGACCAAGAATGAATTCGCTACCGCCGAGATGGGAAAAATACTAAGAGAGTTCATAGAAATAGGAGATTCGTCCATGGTTTGGCTTGAGCAGGCTCAAGCCATGCCCAAGCAGGGACTCAGCTCCACGTTCAAGACTGGCCGTGGTTTCGGATTGTGGGAAGGAATCTGTATCGGATTGGGGATCAGATATGATATAGTCCACCCCGCAACGTGGACAAAGTTGGTACTCAGGGATGTGCCGGCAGGAGAACCAAAGGCGAGATCAATGACCAAGTGCCAGAGGCTGTTTCCAACGATGCCTTTGACCAAGCCCAGGGGCACTGTTCTCTCCATGGACGGTCGATCCGACGCATCCCTGATTGCCTACTACGGCATGCTGAAGATGAGGGGAAAAGAACCAGGAGAGGTCCATGCGCCCAAAGTCGAAAAAAGACCGCCCCCAAGAAGGTAAGCCAGCAGAGAAGCCAGCAGAGCCGCCGGTTCCTGTGTGCCCAACTTGCCGGAAGACCGTGCTGCACTGCACGTGCAAGGACAATGAGCTGAAGAAATAAATGGGATCAGTCGAACGTGCATACGTCGCAATCGACGTCAACAACTTGTGGCACTCCTGCCGAGAGATCTACGGTAGGGACACACGAGTTAGCTATCCGTCTCTCAAAAGACTGATCAATGGTCGACGGTACTCGAACCTCCCTCGTCAATTGACGATCACTGCTTACGCTGTGACCTTGTCCTTCTCCAAGACGGACAATGCCAGATTCCTGCAGTCACTCCAAAAGCTAGGATTCATCGTCAAGACCCGAAGCATGAGGATCGAGAAAGGACTCGCCAAACCGTTTGCCACAGATTGGGACGTTGGGATCACGATTGATGCTATCAGTGACGTCAACACCTACGACACGTTCATTCTGGTATCAGGTGATGGTGACTACGCCATGCTACTCGAACGCCTCCACAAGCTAGGCAAACGAGTTGAGGTGATCACCTTCCAAACCACCGCCTCCAGTCTGCTGCATGCCGTAGCAGACGAGCTGGTCTACCTGACCGAGAACGAAGTGTTTCAAGACCCTGGGAGACGTCATGGATCAAGCGATCAAGAAGACCCCGCCCCCGAAGAAGACTGAGGCGGAGCCAAAGCGTTCGGCAGTCAAAATCAAGCCGACTCGCCAGGCTGTGAAGATCAACAGGGTCGAGCAGCCTGTTCAAGAGATATTCGGCAATCTGATGCCTCCGCAACAGGCTCACAGCGTGGAAGGCTACAGCCTCATCTCTCCGGCCAACATCAACCCAGACCAGCTTCATGCTCTGAAGCAGGAGAACTTCCTCCTTTGGGCCTGCACCACAGGAATCGAGATCGATCACAAACCGTTTGACATTGACTCTCACAAGTACCTCATCCCGATGTACTTGGATCGGTCCAAGGAGTTCGTTCTGATGAAGTCGGCGCAGATGGGCGCCACGATCTTCGTTCTGCTGAAGCTCTTCTGGTTCTGTCTCTATCGCTCTGTCAAAGCCTGCTTCTTCTTCCCAACTCAGGACGACGTAGCTCTCCTTTCCAAGGACCGGCTCACCCCCATCGTCATGTCCAACCCTGAGCTTGCTGACGCGGTCCAGGACACTGATACGATCGGTTTCAAAAAGGTTGGAGCCAAGTCCTCCTTGTACATGCGCCACCTGGGCGGCGTGGCCTCCAAGGACTCCACCCCGTTTGACATGCTGGCCTTCGACGAGGTGCGCCTGATGAGCGCAGCTGACATCGACCAGGCCCGCGAGCGTGTCAGCCACAGCCTCTTCAAGTACATCATCCAAGTGAGCACTGCCGGCTATCCTCACGCGGACATTCACCGGCAGTTCGTCTACGGGACACAGAACTATTGGCACACCAAGTGCAACTGCCCTGATGGGGTGGTCCTATCAGAGGTCTGGCCAGACTGCATGGCGATCACCGACACAGAGATCTACTATCGGTGTCCTAGATGTAAAATGAGGATCACTGATGTCCAAAATGGAAGGTTCATTCCTCACAATCCAGGATCGGACACAGCGAGCTACCACATCCACCAGATGATGTCGAAGTTCATCACCCCAGCAGAGATCTGGAAGTCCTTCACCACTACACAGAACCTAAAGGAGTTCCACAACGCCAAGCTGGGCAAGCCGTATGTCGACGCTGAGAACGTACCTGTCTCGATGGATGACCTGATCGGCTGCGAGAACACGGACATTCTGTGGGGCCCCATCAAGGACCGCAAGAGCCAGGTTGCCATGGGTGTGGACCAGATGTCAGGCCACAACTACGTGGTCATCTGCGAGCGCACTCCAACCAAGAAAAGGATCATTCACTACGAGATCATCGATAGCATGAACCCATACTACTACGAGGGCGGTCAGAGGATCACTCCGTTCAAGAGGTTGTACCACCTAATGAAGGAGTTTGATGTTGATCTTTGTATTATAGACGCCATGCCCAACGCCAACGAGGCTCTCGACTTCGCCAGATCCTTCCCCAGGAGGGTGTTCGTGGCCTGGTACCTTGACAGTCACGGCACGCAGAGAGATATCGTCCAGTGGGGTGATCGTCCCAAGGACAAGATGAACGTTCGTCGAGGCGGACCCAACATCAAGTTCAAGTACACCTGCGTGCTCAACCGGTACATGTCGATCGACTTCGCTTTGGCTGAAATCGCCAACCGCAACTGCGAGTGGCCAGCTACGGGAACACTGATTCAGGTGGCTAGAGGTCTCGAGACCGGGCGCTACGAACCGCAGGCGATTTTCCGCAACTACTTCTACTTGCATGCTACTAAAATCGTTAGACAAAAGGCCATGATCAACGAGGAAAGTGGCACCTTCAGGATGGAGTGGGTTAACCTCGGATTGGATCCACACAGCGTTCATGCTTGGAACTTCTGCAACATAGCTCTCGAGCGGTTGCGTCGTATGCCAATCATGACTTTTGCATAGGAGATCATCGTGGCAACTAGACAGGTACCAACAGTTGTGCAAGAGAAGATGAAGGCCGGTGACAAGATCAAAGCCGTCGTTCACAAGAACGAAACCATCGACTACCTCAATGAGGATGACAGCCTGATCATCACGGTAGCTATGGACACGGTGTACGAAAAAGGATCTGCTTTCTACGATCACCTACTCGAAGAAGCCGTGTCGTGAGCCAACCGGACTTTGAGGTAGATCAATGGCTAGAGGTAAGCTCGTCAAATCTGGCGGCAGCGGGGACGAAGGACGACTTCCTGATCATCCAGTTCAGGAACGGGGACCTCTACAGGTACCCGAATCTAGCCCAGGAATTCGAAACGCTGATAACGGCAGAGTCGGTGGGGAAGTACTTCCACCAGGAGATCCGACACCAATCATGCCAGAAGCTGAACAAGGGGGAGTGGCCGGAGGAGGCATAGAGCACCTCCCTCGGCTTTCGTACAGAGAAGGTGGCCTGGCAAACGTCAAGTCCTACTGCCGGTGCTATTTGAAAAGACCTCTGCGTCTCTGCAACATGTGTATCTGTTCCGGCGGAGGATGCAGACCTCCATGCGTCGATCTGTTCTGGTGCCTTGGAAAACCGTTCAAGGAAAAGGATCCAGAGAGCTTCGACGAAGGAGAAGAGGATCGAGATGTACTTCGTGAACACTGACAGCTCCATCGAACCGTACAACCCTGGTGGCATCGTATCTTGGGCCTTCATCGTGAAGGATGGGAAAAGCCTCGTCCACCAGGAGGCTGGCATCTCTGTGAAAGGAGGAGAGCTGGCAACCAACAACATCGGAGAGTATCACGCAGTCATTGCCGCCATGCTGTGGTTGATCAAGCTTCCAGAAGGCAAGAAGCAACCGGTAGTGATCAAGTCAGACTCCCAGCTCATCGTGAATCAATGCAGTGGCACATGGAACTGCAACGATGAGAAGCTGGTCCCTCTTCATAGCATGGTGGTGAAAGCCAGGAAACGATACGGTCGAAGCATCACCTTCCAATGGATACCTCGAGAGAAGAACTCCGAGGCCGACGCCTTGTCTAGAACCGTCTACGACGAGGACGAAGTCAAGTACTTCAAAGAACACCAGATCGACATCCTCTTCGACGGGGATGATCTTCCTTTTTAATAGGAGCTAACGATGGGCAGGTTGATCATAGCCTTCGGGTACAAACGCATGCGCGGCAAGGACACAGCAGCCAGCATGACCTTTGAAAACCTGTCCTGCAGGGGCTTCAGCGTTCGCACTGACGCCTTCGCATTCTCCCTGAAGGAGATGTGTCGAGTGGTGTTTGGGTTTTCGACTGAGCAGCTCTACGGAGACCTCAAAGGGGTTGAGGACCCGTTCTGGGGGTTCACCCCTCGTTGGGCTATGCAGTACGCCGGGACAGAAGCCATGAGAAAAGTGATCGACAACGAAATCTGGGTCAAGACTCTGATCCGACGGGCTCAGCAGGACCCCTCCACTTCGGTGCTTGTCACAGATCTGAGATTCCCAAATGAGGCAGCAGCTATCAAGAAGATGGGAGGCCTGCTGGTCAAGTGCCACAGGAACCTGGGATTCAACGCAGACATGGACTCTCACATCTCCGAGATCGCTCTGGATGAGTTCGATGGTTGGGACTATGAGCTGGACAACAATGGATCAATGAATGCATTGCGTGAGCAAGTGGACATGATGCTGGACCACATGCTGATGGGAGAGATCAATGATCAAGACTCCGCCGAAGGTCAAGCCAAAGGTGGCACCTCCCACGAAGAACCCGGAGGGGAAGACCAAGACAGTTCTTCTCATGAGTGAGCCCCAACAAAAAGATCTAGTTCAGTTACTTGATAAGGTGAGAAACGAATCAACAGATCGAAACAGGTTTGATCAATCAAGCCTGGGTCTCATACTGAAATGTCTAATAGGAGGATACTGATGATCGGGATCACTATTGTGTCTCCTACTGTGGAGTTCATTACTCCTAAGTACTTTCCAAACTGGGCCGAGGCTTCTCCATTGCTGGTCGAAGAATGCGGACGAGTCAGCCACAAGTCAGAGGGCAGAATTGCCCCAGGATCTGCAGAGCCGTTCATCAAACGTATCGCCATGGGGATGGGACACGAATCCATCATCGAACATGTGAACTTTACGGCCTGTTTCATCGGCTCCAGAGCCATGAGCCACCAGCTTGTTCGGCACCGTCTGGCCTCCTACACCCAAGAGAGCCAACGCTACTGTGACTATGGTCATGGCCACCAGGACCACAAGCTCCTGCAGGTCATCATGCCTCCCAGCATCATGAAGTCAGCTAACGGGTTGTCGTCGATCGACACTCTCCTGTGGGGGAAGACCATCGTGGAAGGTGGCCCGTCAGGAAACAATCTTGTCGTCTTGGACAGCAAGGCAACACTGCAGCTCTTCCTCGAGGAGGCCTTCAACCGAGTCCACCGTCTGGACACTGTCCAAATACCAAAGACCATCAAGTGGGTTCGAAAGAAGATCGACACCTATCTGTACTATCTCGAGATGAGAGAGAATGGAATACCAGCAGAGGACGCCAGATACGATCTTCCCAACGCCACCAAGACAGAGGTCTACTCCACCTACAACATCCGGGAGTGGCGGCACTTCTTCAAGATGCGTTGCGACAAGCATGCACAATGGGAGATCAGAATGCTGGCTACCATGGCCTTCAACTTCCTCTCACACCACATACCTGTGTTTTTCGAGGATCAACAGTACGGAGTGGACGCATGAAACCACTTCTCTGGGTAGAAGGGATCATAGGATGTGGAAAAACAACCTTCTCAAGGGAAGTCGGCAAGCGTCTCAACTTCTCCGTCATCGAAGAGCCAGTTGAGACCAATCCTTACCTGGAGAAGTTCTACCAGGACCCCAAAACTTACGCCTTCGGAATGCAGATCTACCTACTGCATCGTCGCTACGCGATGCAGAAGATGGCTGCCCTCATCTCTCTGGGAGTTGGGACTCATGCCGGTGCGATTCTCGATCGCTCTCTCAGCGGTGACCGAGTCTTCGCCAGCCTGCACACTGAGATGGGTAACATCAATCCACTCGACTGGGAGACCTACGAGTACTGCTACAACGTGATGTGCCACGAGCTTCTTCCACCAACCAAGTTGATCTTCCTTGACGTGCAACCAAGGACCGCCTTCGAGCGCATGAGGCAGCGTAGCCGAAGTGCTGAGTCGGGAGTCCCATTGGAGTACCTGGAGCGCCTCAATGTGGGGTACCAGAAGCTACTCAATGAGGCCGAGATCGGACTCATGCCGTGGGGTCATGCTGTGAAAGTCACCAGACTCATCTGGGATCCAACAACAGCCCAGCCTGACTGGGATGCCATCTCAGCCACGATTCACGACATCTGCACACCAAGAGTGAGAAATGATCGAACCATTTGTCAGAATAGTTGAAGAGGGGCCTTCAGAGAGCTGGTCTGCTGGGCCACTAATGATCACCAAACGGACTTTCTCTCATGGGGTGCAATGGGCTTTCATTATTGAGGAAGTCATGGTTGTGGTTGCTGAGTGGGTAGCCCGTAAGGACATTTCTGGGGATTGGGATCAAGGTAAGACAGAGGTTTCATACACATGATCTTCGAGAAGATTGGTGAAGCGGTGACCATATGACCATTTGCGAGCGGGACCACACGTCGGAGATGCCCGACGAGGCGCTCAAGACGCTCGAGGATCTCCCCCGGAGCCAGGGCGGGACCTGGAGGCATCATTGCCCAGCGTGCGCGTACCTCTCGGGGTTCAAGGCGGGGGAGGCGAGCGCCCTGGAGCTACTCGCGGGCGAGTATTGGAAGGCGGGCCAGGCCATCGTCCGAGAGCTAGACGTGAGGAGTCGTCGCGCTGCTCCAGGGTGCTCCCATGATCGGATCATCGTCCGCTCCGGGGACGAGACGTTCTTTCCGCAGAGGGGGTGTCTCGACTGCAGCACCTGGCTCGATCCAGTGCGGCTCAGGAGGCCTTGATGAACGGAGATTCTAGATGAAGGATCTGTCACTGGTGGAGCTATCAAACAGGATCTCCAGCATGCTTGTGGACACACTGAAAAAGGAACATTATCGGATCGAGTTGGGAAACGACTCTGGCATAAGGGTGAGTGGAGTAGCTGAAAGAGAGCTATTCTTCGCTCTGCGGTGCAAGGTCTTCAAGACCGTGCCTCCAGATCCAACCAAGAAACCAGATCCTGAAGGGTCACCAAGCCAACAGGAACCCGCCACCCCAGAAAGCGGAAGGTAGAGGAGTCGAACCCCCAGCCGTTAGACCGCCCCCGCTTTCAAGGCGGGTTGCCTCACCGTCGGCGGTACCTTCCAGATCTATGGCTGCAGCTCCACGGTCCAGTAGTCCCTCCACTCGACAGGGATCGAGTGGACATCACGCAGAGCGACGTTGAAGGTGGGCACCCACGTAGGCCGAAAGGGTTGCGACCGGAGCTGCATCCCGGACTCTCTCGGAGTCATGTTCGCCTTGCGTGCATTGCATGCCTGGCAGGCCATGACGATGTTCTCCCACTCCGTTCGGCCACCTCGAGAACGAGGAATGACGTGATCAAAGGTCAAGATCACGTCGCGACCGTGGGCGCCGCAGTATTGGCACTTGAACTTGTCCCTCGCCAGAACGTTCTGACGAGAGAACTTGATCCGCTTCTTGCTGGCGCTGATGCCGTGGGTCAGACGAACCACTGCCGGCATGCCCATGTTGAAGTGGACTTCCTGCCCGTACTCCTCCAGCACGTCCACCTTCCCCTTGGCGACATAGGTCATCGCCTTCGTCCAGGGGACGGTGTTGATCGGTTGGTAGCCTTGGTCGAGCACGAGCGTTTGCATGACATCACCTCGAATAGTCTAGGTCGTGGGCCGATTATACAGTGCTCGAGGAGGGATTCGAACCCTCACTTTTCCAAGGTTTGAGCTTGGTGCGACTTCCGTTTGCGCCACTCGAGCATGGTACCAGGGATGGGATTCGAACCCACACTGGACAGCGCCTCGGGCTGTTGCCACTTCCGTTTGGGCTACCCTGGCATATCAAGATCAGTCAGGCAGGCGGGAGTCGAACCCGCACAACTCCGGCGCCCCATGCCGGCGGCTTACCACCAAGCCCTCTGCCTGTCGGTACCCCTGGCGAGATTCGAACTCGCACGCATCGGGTTTAAGCCGATAGCCTCTACCTGTTGGGCTTTACAGGGGCAAACAAATCGATCTAGAATGGTGAACTATGACAAAAGAAGAGAAGGATCACGCCATCTTAGACTTTTTGTCTGGTCCACGAACAGGAGAGGGACTGCAAGGCACGGGTCAGTCTCTGTTGATCAACGTGGTACGCTATCTTGCGGCCCAGGTCAGGTCCATGGAATACAGGATCAAAGAGCTGGAAAAGAAAGTGGCAGCAACTGGGATCGAACCAGCAATTCCCGGATTATGAGACCGGTGAGGAGACCCTCTCCTCCCTGCTGCCAAGTACCGGGAGCGGGACTCGAACCCGCAACAACTGGGGCCTGAGTGGGGACGGAGGGACTCGAACCCTCAGACAATGGATCCTAAATCCACCGCGTCTACCTGATTGCGCCACGTCCCCGTAGAAAATGGGTCCTAACAGCTGTAATCCCTGTCGGTTTGGTACGCCCTAGCCGACTCGAACGGCTAATTCCAGGTTCGTAGCCTGGCGTGATAATTCCATTTCACTAAGGGCGCTTGCGGTACTTCTTCTGACGCTCTGTGTGCCCTGCTCGACACACCTCACAACGGCACTTGTGATATCCGTAGGCTGTTGCTGTGCAGATGGTGGGCGGTGAGGGAGTTGAACCCCCATTATTCCTGAGTGTAGGTCAGGTTCCATTCCGCTAGGAGAACCGCCCGAATGCTGCGACTGAGAGTTGAACTCAGACTTGTGGTTCCGGAGACCACCGTGCAGGGTCCGCTACACTATCGCAGCCAAAGTGATCCTGGCAGGAGTCGAACCTGCATCTATCCACTTAGGGGGTGGATGCCTCTCCTTATTAGGCTACAGGACCAGATACCCCGTCCAAGAATCGAACTTGGCACAACCGGTTTAGAAGACCAGTCTGGCTCCTTACCACGGGGCATAGAGGCGCTGTAGCGAATCGAACGCTACTCACACGATTTGCAGTCGTGTTTGCTCCCAGAACGCAGCGCCAAGCGGGCCAGCAAGGAATTGAACCCTGTCCTACCGATTTGGAGTCGGATTGGCTGCCATAGCCTCTGACCCATCAGAGCCGCCACAGAGAATCGAACTCTGCCTTGCTGCTTACCAAGCAGCCGTCCCAACCATGTGGACCTTGGCGGCAAATCGACCCCGCACAGATCATCCCCTCTGACAGACTAGTCATATCGGCAATGATCTGTGCAGGTAGTGGAGAGTAGGGGATTTGAACCCCTGATCCAGCCGTGCAAGGGCCGTGTGATTCCAGTTTCACCAACTCCCCAGAATGGGCACTGCCGGACTCGAACCGGCGGTCACCTGCGTGTCGAGCAGGGGTCCTTGCCGCTAGACGAAGCTCCCTCAGTGACCCCAGGGGGAGTTGAACCCGCCGTTGCGTGGGTGAAAACCACGGTGCCTACCGTTAGCAGATGGGGCCTTCAGTGACCTCGAGGGGAGTTGAACCCACCATTTCCTGGGTGAGAACCAGGTTGCCTACCGTTAGCAGACGAGGCCATTCAAGATCAGAGCCGGTGACAGGAATCGAACCCGCCTCTCTCGGGTACAGGCCGAGTGCATCTCCACAATGCTTCACCGGCAACAGAGCCCTCGCGGAGAGTCGAACTCCGATATCTCGGATACGAGCCGAGCGCAGCTCCACATCTGCTTCGAGGGCATGGTGCCAGGGAAGGGATTCGAACCCTCACTTTCAGGTTCCTGAAACCTGTGCGACTTCCTGTTGCGCCACCCTGGCTTGGTCGGGGACGTGGGAGTCGAACCCACAACCTCTCGCTCCCGAAGCGAGCGTGCTACCGTATGCACCTCTCCCCGATGGTGCGACTGGGCTACTTGCATTTCAGCAAGCCCATCGATCCACGATCAGTTGACCGTGTGACGTCAGGTCCATTTACCCAGACGCATGTAGTGCGGGTGCGGAGAGTTGAACTCCGTCATCCAGTTTGGAAGACTGGCATGCAACCGATAACATCTCACCCGCATGCGATGAGTCGTAAGACGCCCTTGGGGACCGGGATCAGCTGCCGTCTCCGTGTCAGCCGACTCATCTGGCGGAAGACCGGGGAGTCGAACCCCGCTGGCCACTGGGACCGCACCGCGCTTCCAACGCGGCTGCGCACCTCGCGCACGTCTTCCATAGGTCGATCTCGTGTGTGGGATTCGAACCCTCTGGTTCCGCCGTGAGCGGGATTGCCAGCTGCCTCTCTCACGGAGCATCACAAGATCAACCAGCGGAAGGGACAGGAATTGAACCTGCTGGGCCTTGCGACCCTGACGGGTTAGCAACCCGCTCCAGTACCATACTGGTCCCCTTCCATGCCGGCGATGCTGCCACTACACCACAGGTCCCCGAAGGGTCCTGGCGGGGCTCGAACCCGCGCCTCCGGACGTCGTGCAGCTGGCGGGAGTTGAACCCGCGCCTCCTGACTGGCAATCAGGCATGCGGCCACGAACACTTCAGCTGCGTAGCGGGTCCGGGTACTGCCCCCGGTTCTCGAGGTTATGGGCCTCGCGTGGAGCTTCTCCACCAACCCGCAGCGGACGTGAAGGGAATCGAACCCTCCTCATTCCTGATCGACAGTCAGGCGTCCACACCAGTAGACTTCACGTCCATGGCCGGGGGCGTTACCTCAGGCCAACGCCTGATCCTCTTTCGAGGAGCCTAAAGATCTCCCGGATGACCTGGCGGAAGGTAGACGAATCGAACGCCCAGCTTGGTAGCCGCCCTCGGGTTCGAGCCGAGTTAGGGACCTTCCCTGGTACCTTCCATCGAGTGGACCCACCGGGGGTTGAACCCGGAATACGGCCATGCCGAGGCCGCGTGATCCCATTTCACTATGAGCCCAGAGTGGAGACGGAGGGAGTCGAACCCTCACTTCAGCGTTGCGAACGCCGTGTGCTCCCGCTATCACTACGTCCCCTTGGGGTGACCGGTGGAAGTCGAATCTGGGGTGACGGACGGGAGTCGAACCCGCTATAACAAGGGCCACAACCTTGCGCCCGACCGTTAGGCTTCCGCCACCATGATCTGCAAAACCTTTCTCCTCAGCACAGCATGTGAGCACCCGACTTTCTGTGCCATCTCCCGCCACGACATCTTTTTTCGCATCTTCAACAACGTAGAGTTGGACGGCCATTCGTACCGTCGGTTGCATGGATGCTGCGGCCACAGTCGCCTCGGAGAGAATCGGACTCTCATCTCACGCTTATCAGGCGTGTGCTTGGACCACTAAGCTACGAGGCGGATCAGCTCTGGAGGAGGGATTCGAACCCCCGGTGGGATTGCTCCCGGATGGTTAACAGCCATCTGCCCTGCCGCTAGGCGACTCCAGAATGAGTCGGGGTGACTGGATTCGAACCAGCGTAACTCCTGCTCCCAAAGCAGGCGAGGGACCAACTCCTCCACACCCCGATGTAGATCCCCCTGCTGGAATCGAACCAGCATCCTCGGATTCAAAGCCCGGTGTCCAGCCACTAGACGAAGGGGGAATAGTGGAGAGAGGGAGAATCGAACTCCCATTTCAGGATTTTCAGTCCCGCGCCTTGACCACGTAGGCTATCTCTCCATGTATGGACCCAGAGTGAATCGAACACTCACCAATCGGTTATGAGCCGATAGCTCGTCCTTCGAGCTATGGGTCCATCGGCCACGACCAACTATTCGATTATCAAAGATCAAGAAGTACTGAAGATCTCTGTCGAGATATCGGCTTCAGCTCCCGCACAAGCACCGTGCCTGGCACTTCTTCAGTTCGGGTGGGAGGAGTCGAACCTCCACAAGACACGGGTTCAGAGCCCGTCGTTCTGCCAATTGAACTACACCCGATCAACAATCAGTGGGCCCGGAGGGAGTTGAACCCTCACCTGTCGGCTTAAGAGGCCGCTGTGCAACCATAACACCTCGAGCCCGATCTTCTGCAGTGCCTCCGGCAGGACTCGAACCTGCGTCTCGACGGGTAAAAGCCGTGTGTGCTGGCCGCTGCACCACGGAGGCTCGACCTGAATCGAGCCCCTGTTTCAAGCGGTACATGAATTCCTGCAAGCACACGTTCGGCCTCCTGGTGGGAGACGATGGAATCGAACCACTCGCCCAAACGGGATCGCGTTTACAGCGCGACGCAGGCCCAGCCTGCCTTATTGTCGCCTCCCAGATACGAAAAAAGCCGCCAGGTTTCCCAGGCGGCTTCTCGAGTTCCTTCTGTTTCCTCGAGTATCAGCCGCCTGGTGCTCCTTCATGCTCGAAGGTATTTGGGTAGTAAGACTGCAGGGTACCCAATACCCTCGAACTATCGGGGCGCACGCTAAACGCACACGTCCCGCACCAGCCTGTAATGGCCGGTCGTGACTTGAGGCGTTTGGTAGCGGCTTGGAGTTTCATCTTCTCTATCCTGTGCCTCAACGGGGGTTGCTTGTCAACCCCCTTTTTTCATCAGCACCAACTTGCGTCCTCCACAGAGATGACTCTCGCTGTCCTTCGTTTCTTCGACCTCCACACCAGGAACGAATGTTACAGCCTCCGAAATGGCGTCTCCGACCTGCGTTGTCACCTGCACGAGGCACCCCACTCCATCGATCTGCATTGCCTTGGTCGACTTCATCCACCTTTCCTTCTTCGACCACGCTTTGCAGATCAGCTTCCAGGCGTCTCCGTCTCCATAGCAACTGGCCTCAGAGTAGTGAGCAGCTTCTTCGAACTTGGTGTTGTGCAGAGTCTTCTCGGACATTTTGATCTCCTTTAGTGATCCCCGACGATGGTCTCGTAGGCAGAATTGATCTCTTTGAACAGCTCCTCATCTCCACCACGATCAGGGTGGTGAAGAAGAGCCAGAGCTTTGAAGGCCGCCTTGACTACCTCAGTTGGAGCAGATGGAAGAAGGTGCAGAACCTCGAATGGGGTGACTGGCTTCACCCTGACTGGAGTGTCTTCTTGGAATGCCTTGAGCCTCGACACCAACTCTATTTGCAGATCACCTGGCAGCTCCGAGTAGTCCACGTGATCAAAGTACCGACGGGATACAACCACCACTCTGGGCAACCTCGAGACATGAACCTCCCAACTCTTCCTATCTCCCACCCACCTACGATAGGACAGAGGGGTGATTCCGCTCTTCATGAAGTCGGAGAAGCGTTTGTTGTAGCCGTGCTTGAGCAGGCAAAACTTGGTATCAGGATCAAAGGTGATCTTGAGAGTATTGCTCATGTGAGCCGTCGTCTGATCTCTCTGGTGTCGATATCACCCAAAAGGAATCTCCTCTTGTGATCACGACACATCTGACCAACCACCCCAGACCCACCAAATATGTCGAGGACTGTATCTCCCTCGTTGGATGACTGCAACACCAAAAGAGAGATCAGTTCCGACGGCTTCTCTGTCGGGTAGAACTTGACTCCCTTCAGCCTCTGGTACCGTAGAACATCTCCCGGTCCTAGGTCGTTGAGCTGCCGGTGCTTGTTAACTCGGATCACTTTCTCAGCCATGATGATGAACTCGTGCTGAGCACGAAAGTGGTACCCCATTCCGGCAACGACCTTGTCCCAGATGAGGGCCTTCCAGTACTTGAACCCTGCCTGGATCAGCGGCGAGTAACCTAGGCTGACCTCTGGTGTCTGAGGAGACCAGCCGCATGTGACGACATCTCTGGTCTCTTCGTCACAGAACAGGTACAGGTGCGTCCCTGGCTTCATCACCCGGTAGAGCTGCTGAAAGAGTTGACCGTACCGGTCATTGGGGAAGGTCTGGAACCAATCATTGCTCGAGGCCTTGGAGTGCTTGAGACGAGTCTTCGACCCAACAGCCCGGTGCTTCTCCAAGCTCTCGTAAGCAGGATCAGAGATCACCAGGTCGACAGAATCAGACTGCACCTCCTTGAGCATGTCGATGCAGTCACCAGTGAAGATCTTGCCGCCAGGCACTTGTTTCCAGCCCACTACAGGGGCTGGCTTTGGGGGTGGTGTCTTGATCATCCTCGTGGCACTTTCATCTTTGCGATCTCAATCAGAAGCATCTTGACTTGTGCTTCGAGAGTCATTGTAGCTGGCCTCTCGAACCTCTCGGCCATCTCGACGATCTTCTCGAATGGGACAGGATGACGTCCAGCTCCAAAGCATTCGAACAGGCCTCGCTGGACCTCGACCAGATGAGTGGTATACCCAATCTCTTCTGCCCGATTCTTGAACCAGAGGTACTCCCACTCTCTGGTATTTGTGTTGTCCAACACAATGAGTTCTTCATCTTGATCGATCGCCGTTTCGAATTTGGCCTTGGTCCAAGCCACAGCATGATCAAGCTTGGTGTGATCAAATCGGTATGGGCCGTCCAATGACCAGAAGTCGTCCATGGAAACTACTACTGCACCAGTGAAGAGCTTGGCAAGTGTGCTCTTCCCGCAGCCAGGAAGACCTCTAAGGATGATCACTGTTCTCATTTTTTCCTCATTGGTGGTGGTGTTCTTTTCGGTGGTTCAGCCTGGGGCTTCCTTGGCGGAGGTCGACGTGCAGGAGCATAATTGACAGTCAGCTCAAACACGTCCTCTATCCGCAGCCAGAGCTTGGTGCGACCACCGTCTCTCACACTGCCTACGAGCGTGCAGAGATGACCAAGCGTTGGGTGAACGACCTTCGGTTCTTCAACTTCAACAAGGTCACCAGTAATTCCAGCCAGCAGCCTTGCATGGCTGCTGTCGTTGAACCGAAGGATCGTCTTTACCACGTCTCTCCACGTTCCTTCAACAGAGCTGACTCTCCTGTGCAGCAGACACCGCACATCCCTGTGCCGTAGTATCCTCCACGGATCGTCAGATCACACCCACAGACCTGACACGTTGTCTGCTGGGCATCCTTGATCTCCGCAGGAGTGGCTTCACCTCTGGCAATCCGGCAGTACGGACAGTCGTCGTTCTCTTCACATTCCGCGTCGCGTAGTTGGGGCCACGGACAAAGAAGCATGTCTTTCATCAGATCACCGTCTTGAAGTCGTAGAGTCCGCCAGCAAACCCAAGAGCCTGAAGAGCGTCCCTGGTCTTGGGTCCGGGCACACCATCACATTTGAGACCAAGCTTGGCCTGGATAGGGATCCAATACCCGACGTCCCAATACGCCCCCGTCACGTCACACCCAACGAAGTCGAACTCCCTGAATCCGGCGGCTGCCAGGAACTTCATGACGTCGAAGCCAGGATCGTAGGCTTTGTCCTTGTGGTTGTTGTGGCAATGTCCAAAAACACCCACGCAGTCGCTGCCCCCGGTCTTGATCCGAGGGATTTCCGAGTTGTCGTGCCATGGGTGCATCTGCATCTGGATGCCAAAGCGCTGGCAGAGCCACTTGACCAGGTTGACAACGGTGATCAGTTGGTCCTCGTACACCACTCCCTTGCTGTCCTCGTAGATCTCGATTCCGATGCTCACCTCGTTCATTGATCCTGCATGGTAGGAAGCATCCAACAACAGGTCGCAGTGACACCCAACCGTGCTGTCCCAATCCACTGACAGGTGGGCCCCTGCGTTGCGAGCATCTGTTGACCACAGTCTGGCGATTCGATGGTCCAGATCAGTGCTGGGACCAGACCCCAGCTTGACCGTGGTGGGGGCATTCTTCGTGTTGTGAAGAACGATGGACCTGATCCACCTCGTGTGCCGAGACCGCATGTCCTCCCCAGGCTTGAGCTTCAGTCTGGGATCGTCCTTGTAGTTGAGGACGATGACGTTTGGGATTTGTTCTTCTTTGCCGTTGATGATCAGTCCTGGCACGTTGTTCTCCTATTTTGGGATCTCTATTGGCAGATCACCATGGAGAAATCTCTCCTTGTCCTGGTGACTTAGCTGCTTGAGTTTGTGCTCGAATTTCAGTGCGCTAGATTGCGTTAGCGGAATGTCCAAAGTCCAGATCAACTTCACGGGCCTCTGCCCACGCAAACTGCGGGCACCCTTCCTGCTGGTGTTGTGTTCCAGACAACGTCTTTCTGGATCCACAGAGATTCCCGTGTACAGGTTCCCCATGGATGTCCGGACCATGTAGACAAAAAACCTCTTGACTTTCTGATCCAGTGATTCATATATGGGATCAATGGTCATGGTGATCAAATGTTCCTCAGATGCGACAGATGCGGTGCTCCCGCACATCCAGCCCTACCCGGTCTGTACGGGCTAACTCACGCCAGGCTCTGTCTGGCGTGCTGCAATGTCGTCGCACGTCGTCAATCACTCTCGGTACTGGCAGTAGCACCCGAGATGGTGGTACGTGCTCCGACTCCGCAGCCGAGGGTTGTGTGTGCGGTAGACCAGAGGTTCTTCGGAGACCACGACAGGGACACTGGCAAGGCAGTTCTGGTTGAAGAGGAAGACCTAGCCAGGGCTGCCTAATCATTCGATGTCCTTGTACGGCGCATTCTTGCGCCGAATGATCCTTTTGTGCTTTCCAAGATCAGCAGCAGACGGCCGAAGCATGGCGTCTGGGATTCGATCTCTCATCTCCTGCTCGAGACGGAGAAGATGGAATCTTTGTATCTCACCAATCTCCAATGTGGCGCTGTCGACAACCTTCGTCACTTGGTACGTGGTCTTGTTCCCGTACCCGTCATCCACAGACAAAACCATGCCGGGATGGAACGACCGGGCATCAGCTATAGAGATGGTGGATCTACCTGGCAACGGTGATCTCGAAGCAGTCCTCGGCCTTGTAGTCCTCGAGA